TTTCAGCCAACGCCAAGTTTTGGATTAAATAAGGCTCTAGGCGGTGGCTTGCCATACGGAAGACAAGTTCTTATCTGGGGATCAAAGTCCTCTGCAAAGTCCTCTATGTGCCTTCAGATGATTGCTCTAGCACAGTCAGAAGGAAAGTTATGTGCTTGGATTGATTCAGAAATGTCATACTCAGAAGGCTGGGCCAGACAACTTGGGGTAGATCCAGAAAAATTAATTTACTCACAGGCAAGAACTATTAGTGATATGGTAGATGTTGGTGTAGGACTAATGAATGCTGGAGTTGATTTAATTGTGGTAGACTCTATTACATCAATGCTCCCAGCAATTTATTTTGAAAAGGACACTGATGAAATGAAGGCTTTAGAAAATACTAAGCAGATTGGAGCAGAATCCCGTGACTTTAGCAATGCATGGAAGATGCTTAACTATGCTAATAATAAAGTTAAGCCTACTCTGCTTGTGCTTATTAGCCAGTCTCGCAATAATATTAATGCTATGTATACTAGTCAGCAGCCTTCTGGTGGTCAGGCTACTAAGTTTTATTCCTCTTGCATTATTAAGTTATTTAGTTCCGAGTCCGACAATCAAGCGATTAAAGGCAAAATTAAAGTAGGCGATAAGTTGATTGAAGAAAAGGTTGGAAGAAAGATTAAATGGGAACTTCAGTTTTCAAAAACATCTCCAGGATTTCAATCAGGAGAATATGATTTCTATTTCAGAGGAGACTCAATCGGCTTAGATGCAGTTGGAGATCTTGTTGATACAGCAGAATTAGTTGGCCTAGTTGAAAGAACTGGGGCTTGGTACTTGTTGCCAGACGGAACTAAGGTTCAGGGTAGAGATGGATTTATTAATCGTGTTAGAGAAGATCTTGACTTGCAGGATGATCTAAAGAAAAAGTTGTCTTGATGATAAGATTGTTATAAATGGCTTCGTATACAGTTTATTCTGGACAATGGGTTTGCCATACTTGTAAGGCAACGGTTATGACTCTTAGATGTTATGCTGAGACCAAGACGCTTACATGGATGTGTAAAGATAAGCACTTAACTACCGTATATTTGGGTAGAAGAAAGAAAAGTGATTTTGAAAATGAATAATATTAAAAAAGAAAATTTTTTATTAGACTCCGAAGTTAGGTATATTAAATCTATTATAGATATTGAAATGTCTAATAGAAAAATTTTGTTGTCAACCATGAATGGACAAAATCTTAATTATGATCAAGATAGTTATTCTATTATCTCATCTGATTTTGGTAGAATAAATTTAAGGAAAATTGAAATAGGAAAACTTCTGGAAGAAAAATTTATACAGCATGCAAAAGAAGTAACTGGACTAAATGACCTTGAACTATGTGGAGCAGTAATGTTTACAGAGTATAATAAAAAATATGGTATTCCGTCACTAATGCCACACTGTGATGCTGGAGAGCCAAATATACTTTTAGATTATCAAGTATATTCTAATATAGACTGGTCACTTGTTGTAGATAATGTTGAATTTTTTGGAAAAGATAACTCAGTTTTAAATATTTATAATACAAGTCAATTGCACTATAGGCCAGCCAAATATTTTAACGAAGGCGATTTTATAGGATTGCTATTTTTTAATTTTTTTTCTCCAAGTTTTAAAGGACCAGATCGTAATCTACTAGAAGATTCAAAAGTGCGTGAGGAGTGGTTTGTTTGTCAGAACAAAGTGAATCAAAAAGAATAGGTGCTAAGCAGCACAAGAATTCAGGTAGAGGAACTCACAAGGGAGATGCCTCTTGGGAAAACTTTACCGTAGACTTTAAAGAGGTTGGAAAATCTTTTACATTGAATAAAACAGTATGGGCAAAGGCAACAACTGATGCAATTAAAAATGGTAATGATCCAGCAATCGTTGTTGTTATTGGAGAAGGTAATGCAAAAGTAAGACTTGCAGTAATTGAGATGAGTATATTAGAGCAGATGGTGGATGGTGTATAATATAACTATGAGAAATAATCAGATTGATAATGTATTTACGCCTGATGAAATTAAAGATATCAAGGCAGTCATTGAGCAAGAACTTGCTACCCGTGAAATTGTTGAGTGGGATGATGTAGCAGACGGTAACTGGCATGAGTCCAGGATCATTAGAATTAAAAGAAATAATCTAGGAAGACTTGACATTAATGATTTACCACTACCATCTTACATCATTGATAAGGTAACAAAGATAGCAAGGGATAACTGTCAGATAGATTTAGAAATTGAAACACTCATAGGGGTTACATATGCGGAATATAATTTAAAGTATGGTCAGCCAAAACTTGAGGTACATAAAGATCGTGACCCAGTTAAGCCAGGAGCCCCAGCAAATCCAGGAGGAGCAGGAGTTGTTTTGACATATCAACTTGAATCAAATGTTTCTTGGCAAGTTGGAAGCAACAAAGAGTTATACACAATACCAGACAATGGAATTTTTATGTTGTACCCATGGCAAGATTATCACTGGCGAACTATTCGTGAGTGGAAAGAAGATGACTTTGTGGAGGTTTTATTTTTTGAAATGTTAACTCCCAATGTTCCACCAGTAGTTGAAGATATTGAGTTGCTAGAAGAAATTAGAAATTTTAGAAGAGACCTAGGAGAAAATAAATGAAATATGATGAATCAAACACAATAGTTAAAGACGTTTTAACTCCTGAAGAAATTGCAAGTATCTACAAAATGTTAGAAACGCCATCCCAAGAATACGTAATGAAAAGATTTAATCAAAAGATTTCTGATTTTCAGTTACCGACATCAGTTGCAAAAAAGATTGTAGATCATTGTGAAAAAATATCTGGAGAGTCTGGATTGGTTATTTCAGAATATCAGTTTGCAAGATATACAAACATATATGAGGAGGATGGTACTTTAGGGGCACCTCTTCTATCTCCACATTATGACGAAACATTTAAAGAGCCAAGATTTACATTTGACTATCAAATGAAATCAAATACTACTTGGCCACTTGTAGTTGAAGAACGTGAGTATCCATTAGAAGATAACCAAGCGTTAACATTTTCTGGAACACATCAGATTCACTGGCGAACAAAGAAGGTATTTTCTGATGAAGAATTTATAGACATGATCTTCTTTCATTTAAAGAAATCTGATGCTGAACCAAAGGGTGCAGACGTTAATAGTATTATGAATGAAAAAGCAAAATACTTTATTAAAGTCTATGAGGCACAATAATGGCTGAGTTACACAAGTATCTGACTGGGTTTGACAAATACACAAAGCCTCTACCATTCTATGTTGATAACCTTTTTACACCAGAGCAAGATAAAAAGATTAGAGATATCATTGAAGAAAATAGAAAACTAGAACCATTTATTATTGGTGATAGGATTGAAGATGGATACATTAGAATGTCTGAGTTCAGAAGTAGGTTTCAACCAAAGATAGCAAAGAATATGTCACGAACTCTTATTGAGTTTGATATGCCAGAAGATTGCGAAAAGCGTTTAGATGAAATTGCTAAGCCACTTTATGATGGAGATATTGCTTTATGTCATTGGAATTATATTGACTATAATATAAACTATGGATATGGAGATAATTCTCCTGCACTTCCACCACATCTTGATGCAGATGAAAATCTTGTAACAATAAACTATTGCCCAGATACAAACATTGAGTGGGACCTATATGTAAGCAACTGGAATGATACAAGTAATTTTACTAAGTATTCACTCAGTGGTGGTCAGACTATTGTCTTTAGCGCAGTGAATCAGATACACTGGAGACCAAAGCGTAAATTTAAAGAGGGAGAGTTCTGTGAGATTATAAGTATGGACTATTGCCCAACAACAAGTTATCGATTTACTGGGGAGCATAACCCAATAGATCCAGAGCACTATCCAGCCAAGAGAACAGAGTATTTAAATGAACTTCAGTCAAGGCCAGATATGCAGGCAGCGTTTAAACTTTGGGAAGAAGAAGGATTAAGAGACGGAATATCAAAGAAATCGATGGGATAAAAATGGAACAAAACGGTACAACAATAGATATGATAAATGGTCTGTCTGAAATTGCAGACTATATGAATGATGAAGAACTTACAACTGCTTTAACTTTTATTGCCAAGGTTATCCTTAAACCAGATATCCCATTAAATGTTGCAACTGTTGAAATAGTTAGACTTCAAGCAATCGCAGCAAAGATGGCACTAAAGGCTACATGGATGGCCAACGTAGATAAGTCTGATCGTGGAAAGAAAAACTTATACTACACCGCAGCCGAAGCAATTAATAATCTTGTTTCTGCATTAAAGTACACAACCAGGTAATTTCTGCTATACTTATATGAACGGAAACGAGAATAAAAACAATGACAAAAAATTTACTAAAATCAATAATGATTAAACCAGAACCACTTCCAGAGGATAGTTTTGATACAACGGAAATGGTTCAAAAGATCCAGTCTGGATACCTTGAAGGACGTGGACCTAAGCATACACAAAAGAAGACCTTTGCTCCATCAACGATTGCCTATGGGCACGGAGAGTGCCCTAGATACTGGTATCTCGCCTTTGATGGTCAAACATTTGAAGATAACAACGATGCTTATGGTGTTGCCAACATGACTGCTGGTACAAAGTCTCATGATAGAATTCAAGATGCAATGATGGCTTCTGGAATTGCAGAGATTTATCGTGATGCAGATAATAATCCTACTACAGAATTTAAGATTACTAATCAAGATCCACCAATTTTTGGATATGGCGATGCTATGCTAAATTGGCAAGATGAGCAAATTGTTGGAGAAATTAAAACAATGATGAGTGAAGGCTTTGAATATCGCAAAGCAAAGCGAAAGCCAAAGACTGGACACTTAATTCAATTACTTATTTATATGAAGATCCTTAAGAAATCAAAGGGTGTTCTTATTTATGAAAATAAAAATAATCACGAGTTGCTAGTTCTTCCCGTAACAGTGAACGATCATTACCGTCGGTGGGTAGACCAGGCATTTGATTGGATGAGAGAAGTTCGTAGGGCTTGGGTAGATAGAACTCTTCCTAAGAAAAACTATAGAGCAAATTCCAAGATATGCAAGTCATGCCCAGTACAAAAGGCGTGTGCGTCAGCAGGCGAAGGGGATCTTAAAGTCAAATCCTTGGAGTCATTGGATGAAGAATTGTAATTGGTGCGACAACCAATTTAAGGCTACTGTATCCTATCAGGTATATTGTTCTACAATATGTCGAGAGGCTGCTACAAAACAAAAGATTGCATCTAGGTATCTTCATGCAAGAAGACAAAAGCGTATAGGCAAAAAACGTCTATGTAAAAATTGTCAACTTGAATTGTCGATTTACAACGATGAGCCTATTTGTTTTGAGTGCAATATTAATCCATCAGATGTAAAGAAAGTTTTAAAAGAGATCAAGCGGATGGCAAAAGAATGAAGTTATCATTAATAGATCAAAACCTACCAAAAAGTATTTGCGCTATTGATGCAAGTACAAATAGTTTAGGCTTTGCACTTTTTGATACTCGACAAGAAACTTTGGGCGCTGTAGGTAAGATAAAGTTTCAGGGAAATAATACCTATGAAAAGGTTATGGATGCTGGTAAAAAGGTAAAGGCTTTCTTTGATTATTATGGAGGTTTTGAGGCTATTGTAATTGAGCATACAGTATTTATGAATAGTCCTAAAACAGCAGCAGACCTAGCCCTTGTTCAAGGTTCAATCCTTGGTGCTGCAGGTCTGACTGGTACAAAAGTAATAGGGAGAGTTGCTCCTATAACATGGCAAAACTACATAGGCAATAAAAAAATATCTAATGATGAAAAGTTATATATTAAATCTCAGAATCCTGGAAAGTCAGAATCCTGGCTCAAGACCTATGAAAGAGATTTAAGAAAGCAAAGAACAATTAGATATATTAATACAATGTATGATAGAACTATTACAGATAACGATGTGGCTGATGCTTGTGGCATAGGTCACTGGGCAATTAATAATTGGGAAAAGGCGGTTCAGATATGAGTCGGGAACCTTTTAATTTTAAAGAAGAGGATGAAGATGTAATCCTAACAGTTAGGACTCTTTCTCCAGAAAAATGGTTGCTCATTGATCGTGAGACTGGCCAGGTATACGTAGGAAATCCTGGGGGATATTGGGATAAACTTAAACCAATTGATAGGGTTGACAAATAACGTTATGGCTGCTAAACTATATACAAGTGAATCTTTTATGCGTAAAAGATATATTATGGACAAGAAGACACCAGAAGAGATTGCAAAGGAGTGCGGAGTTAGCCTAGAGACTATCTACGTATACCTTGCAAAATTTGGATTAAGGAAGTCAAAGAGATGAAAAAGACAAACAAGGCATTAGTTATTCTGTCATTAGCCATGTCTGCTGGTTTGGCATACACGATTTTTACACTTAAAAATTTACCAGAGGGTTTTGATTGGGATCTAGAAGAGGAGATAGACAATGAGTTCTGAGACACAATTTACAATTGGTCAAGTTTGTGATGAGATTAAGAATATGCTTATTACAAAGAATAAATCATATGGAGACTCAGCGTTAAATCCAGTTCGGATTTTTTCTATCTCTGACAATATTGAACAGTTGCATGTTAGAATTGACGACAAACTTTCTAGAATCACTAGGGGTGGAGCATTCATTGGTGATAATGACATTGATGATTTGATTGGTTACCTTATACTATTAAAAATAGCAAGGGAGTTAAATCATGTCGACTGAAGAAGATCTAGTTAAACATCTTGATCAAGTTAACCTTGTTGTTGAAGAGTACCTAAAGGGAAATGATCCAACAGTAATTTCTAAACAACTGGATATTCCACGCACACGTGTTGTGACATTAATTAATGAGTGGAAAGTTATGGCATCTGCAAACGATGCAATTAGAGCACGTGCTAAAGAAGCACTTGCTGCTGCCGATACACACTACAGCAAACTTATATCAAAGTCTTACGAAGTAATTGACGAGGCATCAATGACAAACAACCTTGGAGCAAAGACTCAGGCAATTAAACTAGTCATGGATATTGAATCAAAAAGAATTGATATGCTTCAGAAAGCAGGACTTCTTGAGAACAAAGAACTTGCTGATGAAATGATTGAGATTGAAAATAGACAGATGGTATTAATGTCAATCCTAAAAGATATTGCGTCAGAGTATCCACAAGTTCGTGATGAGATTATGAAAAGACTTTCATCTATTGCTAAAAAAGATGAAGTTATAACTGTGGTTCAAGATGTATGATGAATTTTTAGAAGCCCTCAAAGATAATAACTTTGAAGAGATTCCAGTAGACGCCAAAACATTTGTTGAGGGTGATGCCTTCCTTGGCCAGCCTGGCTTGTCTGATATCCAGTATGACATTGTTGAGGCAATGAGTCAGATATATAGAAAAGAAGACTTGATAGAATTAATGGGGGAAGAAGAAGGATCCCAATACTACGACAAGTACACAAAGAACGAAATCATTCTGCAACTTGGCAAGGGATCTGGAAAAGACTTCACATCAACCGTAGCATGTTCATATATTGTATACAAGTTACTATGTTTAAAAGACCCAGCAAAATACTTTGGCAAGCCTTCTGGAGATGCCATTGACCTAATCAACGTTGCTATTAACGCACAACAAGCAAAGAATGTTTTCTTTAAAGGTTTTAAAAGTAAGATTGAAAAGTCTCCTTGGTTTGCTGGAAAGTATTATGCTAAGGCAGATTCAATTGAGTTTAATAAATCTATTACTGTCTACTCTGGACACTCAGAACGTGAGTCACATGAAGGTTTAAATCTTTTGCTTGCAGTTCTTGATGAGATTTCAGGTTTTGCATCTGAGGTTAGTACAGGAAATGATCAAGGAAAAACTGCAGATAATATCTATAAGGCTTTCCGTGGATCAGTTGACTCTCGTTTCCCTGACCTTGGCAAAGTTGTTTTGCTTTCATTCCCACGTTATCCAGGAGACTTTATTTCAGAAAAGTATGATGCAGTAATCTCTGAAAAAGAAGTTATAGATCGTACACATAAGTTTGTAATTAATCCATTGCTTCCAGAAGATAGTGCAGACAATACATTTGATATCGCTTGGGATGAAGATCATATAGTTTCATATAAATATCCTGGGGTCTTTGCACTAAAGAGACCAACATGGGAAGTAAACCCAACAAGAAAGATTGATGATTTTAAGATTGCATTCATGACAGACCTTGGAGATGCAATGATGCGCTTTGCTTGTGTACCAACATTTGCATCAGATGCATTCTTTAAGCAGCACGAGAAGGTAAGATCTTGTATGACAACAAGAAATCCAATAGACGCTTTTAAAAGATTTGATGAGTCATTTAAACCAGATCCAACTAAAAAATATTATGTACACGCTGACCTTGCACAAAAGCATGATAAGTGTGCGGTAGCAATCGCCCATGTAGAAAAATGGGTAAATATCCAAGTAATTAATAACTACGAACAGGTAGCACCAATTGTAGTAGTAGATGCAGTAGCATGGTGGGAGCCAAAGATTGAAGGCCCCGTTAATCTTTCAGAGGTGAAGCAGTGGATTCAAAACCTTAGAAGACTTGGGTTTGATATTGGCCTAGTTTCTTTTGACCGTTGGCAGTCATTTGATATTCAAAATGAATTGAATCAGGTTGGAATGAGAACTGATACTGTTTCTGTTGCTAAAAAACATTATGAAGATATGGCAATGCTTGTTTATGAAGAGAGGCTAGTAATGCCAGCAATCGAACTTTTGTTTGAAGAACTGACCCAGTTAAAGATCATGAAAAATGATAGAGTTGACCACCCACGCAAAAAGTCAAAGGACTTGGCGGATGCTGTGTGTGGAGCAATATTTGGGGCAATATCACATACCCCAAAAGATATAAATACTGAGATAGAAGTCCATACCTACAAGGATAGGCCAAAGACTCCAGAGGAGCAATTTGACATGGAC